GTATAGGGGGGGTAAAAATACAGCAAAAAATTCCCCTCTACACACAGCTACAAACAGCCATGCCAGAGGAGAACAAATTTTTCTATGCTATACAGGGCGACAAAACGTCGTGCTCTATTATAGCAAATTTTGAGATAAAGTTAACAGTGTTAACATGGGTTATTCTATGATGCCATCTAACCCGCCATTAGAAACTGTAGACTTATAGGTGTGTGTAATTTTAGATACATTCCCTACTGAAATACTTCCTTCATTGTATATACAGTTGTAAAGTACTCCAGTTGTATCTGTTCCGAAACTAAACTTTGCCCCTCGTGATAACGAAGCGGCGTTCCTTGCTTGTACTTTACATCCGTTGTGTAGCTCAATATTGGAATTACCTACAGCTCTAATCCACCCATTTCCAGACTGCCCCTCTGTCATAAATGCGTAGCATCCAGAAAAGTCAACGTTGCTTCCGTCAATCGTTATCTGGTAGTCTCCCGAGTACCTAAATTCGCAATTTTCAAATTGTACGTTAGCACAGTTTTCAACCGTTATCTTTCCCTTGAATTGCACTCCTGTAATTTTTAGGTAATGGCTTCTGTTCTTTATGTGAATATCACCGCGATAGCTTGCAACGTCTAGGGAAATCCCATATATGTGAACAGGTTGAAATGCACTAGCGTAGCTGATTGCGTATTGCAGATAATTAAAAGGTTCCAACTTTGTACCGTTACCCCAGTAATTACTATTTTGTGCCACATACAACCTTTGTTCACCCAGAATTCCAGCAAATCCAATTTCCGTTTTATCCTGCTGTAGCCCTGTTTTCTCAGGCTCAATGTACCAGATTGACCATGAATTATAGTCAGTAAACACAGAGTTGTTTCCGTATTCTAACATATAAATTCTGTTTCCTATGACATTGAATCCCTCAATCTCACGAGCTTCATAGCTGGAATTTAGCATATATTCAGCTTTTAAATTACCGTATAAATCCCATATCTGAATCCAGTTACGGTTATAGTCATATGCCGCATCTTGGTCAAACCAACCCATATAAATATTGCCCTTGTAGTATGCTATTCCATTGCATCCTGTTATAGTTCCACCAGATGGTCGTGACATAGGGAAAGAACGAACAGCTGTAAATGATGGTGCTGTAGACGTACCTGTCATTTGGCAAATGTATATATTGTTGTCTTCTGTTTGAACCACAATATGCCCAGTTCTTCCTATTTTATTTGCGATATTTATTTGAGAATTAACGCCATTAACGATAACTGTGTTTGTTACGTTGTTATAAGCATCATAAGTCAATAAATTATTTCCATTGATAGGACAAACCAGATAGACATAATCTCCATTGTTAGACCGCAAAGTAGGCATCCAAGTAAGCGAGTTTCCATGACCCCATGCTTCTGTTTGTGCTGTTGTATTGTTCAGAAAATTGTCGTACCGTTTTAAGGTGACAACCCCAGTGCTTGAATTTCTATTTACTGCATATACTTTTGCTGTATATGGGTCACCATCCTGTTCAAAACACCATCCCTGAAAACTATTTCCATCACTAGGCTTTTCTGTCTGTTTGTACAATGTCATGGACGGGGAGCCATAGTTGATAGGTGTATATTTCAGAATCATACTGTTTGGGTTTTCATCAGCTGATTGCGCATCACAGATTACTTTTTCTGTGCACACAAACAACTTAGACAGGTTGTAAGTTCCTTTAGGTATATACACATAATCATACGAATTTAGCATCGTTAGAATCTGGTCGAATACTGCTTGGGCGGATGTACTTCCAGTGGGGTCTGCCCCACCATCTGTAACTACATTCCAAACACGAGCACTTGCTTTATTAGTCAGTTTGTTTGCCGTATCTGTTATAACATTTTGAATCTGGTTTCTTGCGGTAGCATCCTTTAAAGGGTATGTTCCAGATTGGACTTCCAGATTCGCTACTTCTTGTGCCATAGTTTATCACCTCTATTTCTTCCCAAACACAAATGACAGAGTTTCTGTCTCTGGTTTGTAAATCGCATTGATTGTCAGCTCTCCATTTTCGAGCATCTGATTTAGTATCTCCTGTGCGTACTGCTTTAATGTTGTCTTCAACCACTGTTCTAAATCGTTCAGCCATTCGATAATCTGATTGTTATTTTTAACCAGCTCATTTATTTTATACTGTATTTTAAGTAGTTTCTGATAGCTGTCTAAATCATCATCAAAGTAAAGTGGAAGTACAAACGTACAGTAGAAATGTGTATAGCCTATAGGCTGTGGTATTTGTGCCATAGTATCACCCCCTTTAGTAAACTAGCATAAACAATTCACGTAGTTCATTGAATATCATTTCATCAACGTTGCGTAGTGATTCGTAATATTCCATCAGTAATCCCTGTTGTGAGCGACTAGAGAAGCCTGTGTTGTTGTGCTCGTAAGTTTCTGTGTTGTCGCTTTTGGCATTGGCTGTTTGTGAAGCTTTCTGTGCGGAAGTTGCGGTGCCATCGTTTTGTGTTGAATTTGTTGCGTAGTCTCCACCATGCAAAGTGGTTTGTGGTAAGTCAGAGTACACTTGCTGATTTTGGCTAGTGTCGTTTTGGGTTACATCCCCTTGCGTGCTGGAATTGCTCGTAAGGTTATTTGTACGTGTGTATGTTTCGTGCATTTGTGTATCAATCAATGGGTCGTACTTTATAGCAACGGCTTCATACATTTTGTTGTATACTGGCATGATAAGGTTTAACTTCTCACGGAGCTGGAATTTCCAAGCTCCTATGGAAGTTATATTTATTTCATGAAAGTAAAAATGTCTTATCAGTTTTTCCTCAAATTCCGTTCGGTATGCTTCTGAATATATCGGGAAATCGAAATTGAATATCTGTGGTAGCGCAATAGCTATTTTCTGGTCGGTTGAAATTTCTGGTGTTTCTTGTGAATAGCTTTCAACTATCCATCGTACACTAATCGTGTATTGGTTTCTATCATCAAATATCATATTCCAGCTCACTTTCTACGTACCCATCAATTTCCTGCCCGTCAAGTTCTTGAGCGGCAGATGGATTGAAAGCACGGTTTACCAAAGTATCCAGATTACTTCTGAATATAACATCAATATTTTGTCCGAACATTTTGTTGATTTCCTTGCAAGCCTGTCTCCTTATGGATAACCCGCTATTACGGTACATTTCGATTGCTCCACCCGCTCCGTTGACCTCATCCTCTGTTCTTCTTTCTCTTTTGTCCGTATTAGTATTCTCGATTCCTAACGCTGTTAAAGCATCATTCCAAATTGCTTGATACATAAACCAAAGTTTGTCTGCTACATATGGGGCTTCCGTGCTGATGGACTGGAAAGCTTCTTTAAAGTCTATTCCTTGGCTTTTGTCCGTCAGAATCACAGGTACGTTCCCATCATATTGTTCGTATGCTTCATTGATTGACTGCCTGTTAGCTATAGTCGTTGACATTGCTACAGGTGTCTTTTGGGCATTTATGTTTACATCAATAGCGCGTAGGATGTTAGTCAGTCTCCTAGCGTACAGGTCTATCGTCATTATCGTAGGCTTACGAAGATAGTTGTTGAATATAAACACGCTATCAAGGTCTGTCCTTACATCGAAGTAATCAGAAGTAACTGAATACGGGTAACGTCTTGTAGGTGTACGGTATATGTCTAGCTCGCCATCGAACATACATGGAAGAGTGATATCCCCTAGTACTTCGTCGTGGAAGTATAAAGCGTATCCTTTGTACATAAGGGTCAGCTCTAGGAATCGTTCGTCGATTGTGTCTGGAAGATTTATCCATTCATAACAGTTCATGCATAGCATGGAAAGTCTCCCGAAGATATCTGCATAGGTGGCATCGTTATTTAACATTGCCTTTATTTTTCTTCTTTTGCTACTCATTATTTGTTACTCCTTTCATAATCTCCCACAAAGTCTCCATGCCAGAATGTAATGCCGTTGTTAAGGGTAGCCTTTATTTTGGTTATATCCCCAAAAGGCACACTCCCTGTTACAGTAGCTGATATTGTCTTAACGTAATTCCAGCTTGGTCTTCCTGTGATATTTGGTACCTTGAGTCGGTTTGTCTTATAACCAAATCGGTCAAAGAAATCATCAATACGTTGTGCAAATTCTGAACGTATCGTGGCGGCGCAATACTTAGGAGATAAGTCATTGTTCGCCATAAGTGTCGTGGATGAATTTGTACCCGAGTAAGTAGGCGGTAACGCCTTTTTGATGGACACTTCACGGAATGCATCGAATGTCGTTGCGAGCATACTTCCTACGGCAACGCCAACGCCAAGCGGATTTCCAGACATTGCCGAGCCGATTGCTCCAACTGCTTCACCGACCAGACTGTTACCAAAGTTGAATGCTGTTCCCACAACACCACCGTTCTGAGCTAGCCACGCCTTGTAGGTGTCTATGTTGAATGAACATTGAGGGAAGCCAGTTGTACACATTTTGTATAAGTCTTTGCCATTTCCTCTATACCCATTTGGTGAGATATAAATAGATGGGTTAGGGGACACATCCCATTCCAATTCGAATGTAGGAGCTGATGGGTCATTGAAGTATTCATACTGGTATTCACAAGAGCTACCTGCACCATCAAATGCAATAAGTTTTACATATGGGTCAGTGTACAATTTGTTGTTTCTCGGCGTGTATCCATCAATGGTCGTAGGTCTAGCTGGGGCATTGTCTGTCAATGTGCCATTGTTTATCATAGCTCCCCAAGCCATAAAGATACTAACGATACCATCTACTTTGTTTCCGTCGGTCAACTTCTTTAGGTATTCATTCACCGCTGTTACACCAGCAGTGGAAGCATCAAACCAATGGTATCCGCATCCCTGATATATACCGTGAATGATGTCGCCACCATCGTAGCTTGTACCGTCCAATCCTACAGTGCTAGCCACGCATATACGCTTGACATCACGGATTTTGGATTGCTGTACAGCATTATATTTGTACTCTCCGTATTCCAAACCCTCAGGTACTAGGTTCGCGCCTATTGTGTCATTGGCTATGTGTTCACGTTCAACCATGCACTCTTTTATTGTAAAATCAAAATACCATGTCTGCCACACATCCAATTCAAACGTTATATTACTTGTGTTGATGTTGATAAAATCAATAGCAGTTATAAATGCGTAAAACCATTTGTTACCAAAGTTCTTGTTTTGAAACATCAGATAGTTACAGTCATACAACGAATCAGCCACCAAATCCACGGCAATCTGGTTCTGCATGCGTACAGGTGTCATGTTTAATTTATTGTACTTTGTCTTTTCAGAAAAGTACGTATACTGAGCACTAGCGCTAGCAAATGTGAGGGTGTCCGTATAACTGCTATCTAATGGTACGCCGCTCAAGATGCGTACATTCGTGAGCGGCGATATCGTTGTGATAAAATCCATTAAGCTGGGATTGTAATTGTTGCCGTGTCTTTCTTAGTGCTGTCCAATGCTGATATAGCCGTTACTGTCAATTCTGTATTAGCTTCATCGCCAGCAATGTATAACAACCCAGTAGAGGAAATAGTGGAAGTAGTTGCGCTTGTGCCTGATACTGTCCATACTACCGACTTGTCAGCGAATCCCTCTGTTACGACTGTAGCTGTCATTTGCAGGGTTGCTCCCTTGCTCAGCGTTGCAGTTTTAGGAGATACGGTTACACTTGTCACGCTGGATGTCTGGTCAGTGTACATCATTGCATTATTGAATGGTGACACGCTGAAAATCTTCCACACGTGATAAATGTTTTGCCAGTACATACCCTCTGGGTTATAGATTTCCTTGTAGGTCATAAGAACATCGAAAATCATAAACCAGTTCTTATCGAACGTTACGGCAGGAATAGACCCTAACAGAGTAAGCTGTTCGTCTGTGAATCTTGTGTACTCTGGGTCATTGCCTAACAGCTTGTCCAGTCTGTCTAGGTCAAAGATATCAAACCCATCAATCATAATGTGTCGTGCTTCGATTTCCGCTTTGTCCATATTGAATGCGGATGCCAGAACGTTGAAGTTGTTAAGTGCTCCGAATTTAGCTGATGTCATAAGAATCAAATCTTCCGGTCTGCTGAATGTCGTTACTTTTGCGATGTTATATTTGTTACTAGGGAAACGGAACATATAGGAAGCTTCTGCCATCGTAGTGGCAACTTCTTTGACCGTATCCGCTGTAACTGCTGGAATCTGTGTTGACTTGATGAAGCCGCCCAGAATCATTTTTGCAATCAGGTATTTTGTAGTCAGGAATTCGTCATACTCTGCCCCGCTGTACAGAGATTCGTATAACCCACCAATAAGGTCATATACTCCCTCAGGAGATAAGAACGCCTGTCTCAGGTTCTCTTCACTGATTGACTTCTTGTAAAACTTTTCGTAATTCAGCGTATGGAAAGCTGTATAGACGTCACCAGTCTCCAATTTGAACACGTTAGTCTGTGCTTCTACGATGTTGTAATCGTGCGGTTCAGCCATAGCAACGAAGATTTCCTCTACTTTCTCACCAAACGTCATTAGCCCTCGCTTCAATACTTTCAAGCTTGAACGATAAGCTTTTGATGTCAGCAAGACCATACCGATTCGGTTTGCCAGACTAGAATATAACTGGTTTGGATAAGCTGGATTGTTCATCACCACTTCTCCGATTGCCGCTAAGTTAGTTCCATCAGCTAATGCTTTTGGGACGTCCTGAGCGTATGCACCGCCAATGTCAGCTCTCGCCGCATTCAGAATCTGTGCCGTGTTTGCTTCTAAGTTTTTTACTGTAGGTATTTTTGGCATTTTAATCACTCTCCTTATTTAAATAGGTCATTGTATGTTACCTCGTTTACGCCTTCGCCGCCATCGTCTCGCCCTCGTTCCAAATCGTTGCGCATGTCGTCGAGGTTTTCCTCTTTGATACGCCCCATGAAACGGTCGATATATCTTTCTTTTAAGTCTCTATATTTTGCTTCCCAGTCAATGACGTTTTCTTCTGGTGTGTCGATTACATCATTCTCCTTATCGTCCTGCACTACATCGTCAGAGCCATCTTTCGTTCCGTCTGTTTCTACTTCACGAGCAACCCATTCATATTCTTTGTTCTCTCCATCATAAGTTTCACCGTAGCGTGCGAGCATTCCCTCGCGTTCGTCTAGTTCATCCTTAAGCCGACGGAAGTCTTCTTCCATGTCTGAGGTAAGCTCTCCGCTGTTCATGAGGCGTGTAAGCAATTCTTCATACGCTAATCTTGTTCTCATTATCTTATTCTCCTTTTCAAATAATATATCCAAGGCAGTTTATTTCCCTTAATGAAAGGTGGTCTACTTCCACATGGGATATAGATAAAACCCTGAAATGTTAGCCCTGCCATACTGTAATCAGGCGGTAGGTTGTAGGTGATGAAATATTCTGCCCCATAGTTACTGTTGCTTGTTACGATACTGCCGTCGCTGTTGATAACCTCAACGACTCCGACATGTCCAGTTCCTACGATACCGCCGCTATAACATATGATAGCCCCTAGCTTCGCTGTACTACCTCTTGAGTAACCGTCCTGCGTGTATCCGAACCACTGGTCAGCGTTTCCTAAAGATAGGGTGGGCTTTTTACCCATTATCTCGTAGGCTCGACCCCACGCATAACAAGTACAGTTCGGCAATCCATAGCCCGCTAGGTAAAAAGGATTTTCCGAATACCAGTATGGGTTATTCATCATACCGTTATCGGTAAGACGGGGCGTGAATACGCACCCGCCACCGATGTAGTCATACCACGTTAGCGCATCAGCCATTCGTTTTTCATAATGGTTTGTGGATGGGTCATAGCTAGGTCTCTCATATCCAACCATGAACAGAACGGCTAGCTTGTCTGCAGTCCAGCCCATAGAATTAGACAAAAACTGACTGCCTGTAATGCCTATCATGTCGCCGGTAGCTCCGCTATTGTAATACGGTTGAATGAATGCTTCGGTCGTGTACCACTCCGCCACACCGCTTACATTCCGTATTTCCTGTGGAATAACCTTAAGTTGCACATCACCACTGGTATAAGGTGAAAGCCCGAGGGTGGCACAGTGTTCTTGAAGAACGCTTTTTGGTGTCCACTGCACAAGACCGTATCCACCCCCGCCCCCTTCTTCCTCTCGTCCAGGGTTCACGCTACTTTCATTTTGCATGTTGCCAAGTATGGCGGCAATCGTTGCATTATCAAAGCCCATGTCTTGATAAGTGGATATAACGATATCAGCATTGTTTTCCATTTCCTGCTGATTCAGCCCACCCGCTCGTGATATCCAAGACATATTACTTTTTTAGGTTTGACTTTGCAAAGGCTTCTGTGCCACCTGTTGGGTAAGACACAACAACCCTATCGCCGCTAATCTCAATAACATCCAGTTTCATACCTTTTACATCCGCAATGAGCTTTACACCATCATAGTTGACTGCTTCTTTGGGGGATACCTTGTCACCGACCTTGATTTCTGTAGTAGGCTTCTGGCTGTTCCCTTTGTGCAAGCCCTTGAGCAAGGTTGGATAATCGTAATATGCGACATCCAAGTCCAGAGGGTCGCCTCTGTACTGCCACATGCCGCAAGGGATTGACGGTTCAGAAACACCCCATTCTGCCAACCATAAGTCAACCGACTTCAATCGTGCTTCGTTCACAGCTTTTAACTGGTTGTAAAAAGACCTGTTACAATATAGGAGCAAATAAGTTTTGCACTCCTGCTCGACTACTTCTTTCCAAGCCTTTAATACTTCCATTTCGCTAGCGTACGTGATGCCGTTGTTCTTTTTCCAATTTGCGCCATCGTCCCACTCTAAATCCAGAGCAATAGGATATGTGTTCCCATATCGGGAAATTAGGTTCATACACTTGTGGGCTTCGTCTTTTGCTTCTTTGTAGTTACGCGCGTAGCTAAAGTGATAAAAGCCGTATGGTTTACCATGCTTTTTGCACAACTTTACATTGTCTTCGAGTTTTTTGTCAATAGCAAAGTGCCCCCAAGAGGAACGAATCATTACAAAGTCCGCCCCTTTGATTGCCGTTTCGGCGTTGCCGTTGTGTTCTGAAATATCAATTCCTTTTTTACTCATAGTCATTCACCTTTCTTCATAGTTTCTTTCAGCGCTATAAGCGCTTGCGTGTTGTTGTTAATCGCTTCTGTAACTTCAAGCATCTCCTTCGTATGCTGTTCGTTCAGTGTCTTAACATCCTCACGGTTCTTGTCTGTCTGGTACTTGACATACCACGCCATAGCACCACACATCACAATAGGGAATCCAACTGTCGTTATTGCTTGTAACCACGCATCCATGGTTATCACCACCTTTCAACTGTACTATATCACATTACAAATACATTTTCAAGACATTTAGGAAAATTTCTTTACATTTGTAATTTTCAAAGTATAGACAGCTGTTTTGGTAGTACTTGACAGCAACATCCACCATTGATCCGTGTTTGCTTTTAACTAGCATCGTGTTTTCGTTATGCCCATCCACGGTAAGAGCATAAATCAATTTGCATTGTGGGTCGACATCCTCTGATATCCACATCTTACCAAGCTTATAGGATATCCACGCGCCCATGGTCTGTTCGTCATAAATAAATGTAAAGAACGGCACACACTGTTCTTTCTTTCCAATAAAACCGGCTTTCTCCGCCTGAAACTTGTTGTGCAATGAGAATGACCCATAAGCTGTACCGCTTATCAAATTACCGACGGCGGTCTGTTCACGATACTTTATAAATTCTTCATCAGCCGCTAGATATATCATTGCCCTACCATCCTTTGACTTGCTTACATTCTTGCCATATGGTTTTTCAACCCCATAATATAAGGCATAAGGATTGTATATCGTGGTGGCATTACCCAGCAGGTAAACTTCCACCTTCTCACGGTTACGAAAAACTGTATCTATCAATCCGCTTAATAGGATGGGTTCTTGTTTTAAGTATCTTTCAGTCTGCCCCTCTTCAATTAAAAATTCATCGAACATTATCGCATCAACGTCGGGAAAGGATGCCCGCTTAAAGTCTTTAGCTAGTGATAGGGGGATGAAGTAACACATTTGTTCTTCACCATAGTATGCGCCTTTTGATTCACACCTTATATCCTCATCAAACAGCATCGCATCATTTATATCCTCGAATATATTCGTAGTTCCTAGTATGCGCTTCATTTGGCTGTCCGTCCTAAACACATATACAAATTTACGTTGGCGTTTTACAAACCTATTTATCAAATGCTTCTTGACCCCGAAGCTCTTTCCACAACCTCGCACGCCTAACACCATCATGATAGGGACGTTGTGGGAAAGCACGCTATTTATATCAAGCCATTTTGGTTCTGCCATTTAATCACCTCTTTTACAAAAATAAAAGCAAAGCTAATACAGTTTGTCATAGCATTACCAGTGCGACGGCATCAGGCAGGTGCTAACCTGTGGTATCCCAACCCGTATGACAATTCAACCATAATAACCTTGCGGTATTATTGTAGCATGTTACGGCTGAATTGTAAATACCTTTTTTACTAATGTTATTCCATTCTTGGTCATTACAGGCATAAGTTTGCCGTCAAACCAGTTCGTAGGTCTAAAATTTTCATACGTTACGTGACGATAACAATTTTTAGGCATCCCTGCACAAGTAATATTGAGTATCCGTAAATCACCATCAACCTCATAAAACTGCCATGGCTCCGCCTTTTCTGCTTGTATCATGGATTCCATTGTTTCACGTGAAACACTTTCTTCCTCTATATAGGTCTTGGCGCGAATAAAGTAACCTCTTACCCACGTCTTCTCCAAGTCCCACCAACCAAGCTTAGTGGAGTCGATGTCAAGATTATCTGGTAATTCTGTGCCTGCTAAATGTAGGCTATCTGTATCCATATAAATAAACCTGTCATAATTCTTCTGAGCAGAACGTAAAGCTTTGTCACGCCCATAGCTGGTAATGAAAGAAACTACAGGCACATAGATACTGTCACGCTGTTCTACTTCGCCCAGTTTGAAACGTAACTTTTCGTCATAGTATGGTATTTTCTCCTGTACCTCAGGTCGTAATCCGAATTTGCCCGACAGGGAATTCATCATATCTTTAGCAATCTGCCGTAAACCTTTGTTTCCATCCTTGGTAGCCTGTGCCTTTATCGCATACCACTTGTCAATGTACTCCTTGAACATATTTTTTGATTGCATAAACTTATACCCGCTTATCCAAGATACGTTGTATACGTTGTAGTGGTCTAAAAATAATTTCAAGTCAACGCTGGTAAGGGTAAGCTCAACGATGTTACCGTCGGATGATTCTAAAAAGTCCGTACCTCTAAACAACCCCGAATGCTTTAGTTGTATTGTTGGGATGTATCCCTCTTTCAATTCAAAGCTACAGGATAACTTTTGTATATACAATGGATATAACTTATCCTGTCTATACTTCCCTGTATAATATATCGGCTCGCCAAATGGCAAGTACATTTCATACATCGCCCAAGGGTACATACTATTCACATCCAGCGTTATCCCACAACCTATTTCCTGATTCGCAAAAATCTTGTGCACCTGAGTTGCACCGCCTTTATATGACTTCCGACAAAAGGCATCTATTTCAGGTGGCAACACAGGAAACCAGCGCTTAAAATTCTTCTTGCCGATAATCTCCTTGTAGTCCCACAACGCATTACTCCCCTGTGTTATCTTAGTCAACCCCTCGGTAAACAAAATATGCAAGGCTTGTGACATGATAGCGACATCCGCGTGTTGATATTCCCATTCCTCATCGGTTGGTATATACCCCTCTGGTCTAGGCTTATCATAGTCAATTCCCAGCTTGCGGAATGTTAGACCATAAGCTTTAGCTATCTGTTCAACGCTTAGACGTATCAATTTCAAGCTATCGTAAAATGTCGTGGTAGTATCGCCAAAACAAACAGTAACGGAATAAAACTGTCCCATGTTTGATATAAGAGTAGAAAATTCATGCTTCTTTAAAGACCTGTTATTTGACCAACTGTAACCATGTGTCAATAGGTAGGACAGTATATAACTACTATCAAACTTTAGATTGTGAAAATAAATTATTCTATCTTCCCACGAGCAGTATTCGATAAAACTTTCAATGTCTATCCCTCTGCAAAAATTGTCAGGGTCTCCAACTACACAACTTTCCCATGACCAAACATGTGCAGTTTCTGGGTCAGTGGTGGTCTCGAAATCAGCGGTGTAGCGTATCACGAGAACCTCTGCTTATTCTTGCTCCACCAACCTTCCCACTGCTCCATTATCATTTCGTATCGTTCGCCTATCTCATTCGGGTTATACATTGCGGTGATTGTTAAAAAGTAATTTTCAAACCTCGCTTGAGAAACAGCAGCAGGAGATAGCCCCCTAACAAAATCATACAAGGGGTCGCCTTCTCCGGCTCCTAGTTCTTTCCGCATTGCGCCTAAATACTGCCAATAGTAGTTTTCATCAATAACTTCTGGGTGTTGCACTCTCCGCAACTGCTTCTCCATTGATTCAACAAACCTGTCAAAATTACCTTGCTCCATTTGTTTAAAATTAAAAGGTCTTATAAAGAAGTTAGTTTCTGCTATCTCGCGCCTAGCTGTGTTTTCTCCTGAAACCTTATCAAAATAATTCTTGATACGCTTGTTCGTTGTATTCGTCAAGATACGAGCTTCTTTTATCTCATACTTGGTACGTAATTCGCCTGCCCCAGAATCCTGTAATTCAAACGCGCCTTTCTGATGGATTCTTTTTAAACTGTTCAAGATGCGGTTATAGTCTGCTCTTGTGCTTATCTTAGCCCGCACTTCCTCGTACGTCACCTGTCTAGGAGCAAACATCGCCAGCTCTGGCTGTTTGTTCAGTTCTCTTGTGATTCTACCATTATATGATGCAATAACTTTCTGCAAGTTACGCCTATCGGCATACTTCCATCTTATAGCCATTAAATCACCCCCCTTATTAAATAAGGGGCTTATGCCCCTTATGATTATTTAGCTAAACCAATGTGGTAGTAACGTTTCTGTGCCTTATCTTCCTGCTTGATTACTACCTTAATCGGTTTCTCTTTTGTCGGATATCCTACAAAACTAAAGAGTTTCTGTAAATCCCCGAAAATGCAAATGCTACCAGTTGCATAGCTTTCACCTTTATCCGTAAAAAGAATACAACGCGGGAATACTTTTTCTTCACCTGTTTTGTCGTCGATTGTTCTTGCTGTGTCACAATATACTGCTGTAAGCTTAAATGGCATATTGATTACTTCAGACAGCTTCTTGTCTGGCTGTGTGATAGCAGAGAAGAAATGAATCTTGTCGTCCTCTGTCTCCATTACGTAGTTCGTCCACATTGAACCCTCTACACTTTGAGCGTGTGCTAACTGCATTGCAAATGATTCTTCTGATAATTCAACTACTGCTGGCATGTTGTTTGTGTTTTCCATTTTAATTTTCTCCTTTAATGTTATTCTACGATTGTTGCATGTGCGATAAATTCACTCAACGGGCATTTCATCAATACTTCCGTTGTCTTGCTGTCCACTACGATAACGTTCTCGTTCGTAATTTTGTTGCGAATCAAGTAACGTCTTGCGGCATGGCTGTTCAGCGCCAGACCCTCAACGGTGTGCGCTCCCTGTACCATCTGACCGTTTTCATCCATCTGCATAAACGCGATGTTCGTATACGGGACTTTTTTTGTGATAAACTTTGTCATGTTTTCACCACCTTTCGCTTTCGCACTTTAAGAATACCAAAACAATATGTGATAAATATGTTAATTTTGTGTGAGAATATGTGAACGATAAATTATGTGATTTTAAGAAAATGCATTTTAGCCGTTGACAGAACAGCAAAATGGGTGTATACTATAGTTGCATCATAAAGGTAACCCCTTAAGGAGAGAAGAAATGGAAACACTTAAGAACGTAGCATTTGACATCATGACAAAAGAGAACGCCGACAATATTATAGTTCAGTACAGAGGCATCGTTATTATGGTTGGGGCGCCACAGGAAATCTTCACAGTAAGCTATCCCTCTATGTTAGTTAGAAGCATCAATCGAGTATGTCCAACGATTCCCCTTATTGAAATTGAAATCAGGGAGGAAAAATAAAATGAAAAATTACACAACCATTAACAAAATCTTGACCGAGCTAATTGTAACTAGACCAGAGGGATTCGTAAGCGTAGCGTATGGTAATACTAATATTATAATTGATATGCCATTGAGAATTTATCATACATTAACAAGCGATATGTTGATTGAGCCAGCTACGTTAGAGGGTTGGGTAATCAGAATTAAGGAGGGTGAACTATAATGAAAATAAATCTACCAGATTTAGCTTATACAATTATGAAAAACGACAAAGCTGATAAGCTTTTAATTAAATGGAAAGACACAGTTATTCTCGTAGGAACACCAAACGATGTATTCTGGATGGCGCAATCCTGTTTAGTAGTAACCACGGTTAAGTACCGCAACCGTGTGTATATCATCAATGTTGAAATTGAAGAAAGGGTGAGCGGGATATGATAAACGAAAACTCTATGGAATTATTTAATATAATACTTAAAAGAAAATGTACTATAGAATTAGTAGAAATAACACCCACAATGGTGATAATGAAAGTTGGCATAGCTGGCTATGGCAATCATGAATTTCATGTTCATAATTCATCATTCAAAACCCTTACACCAAAAGAACTTGCAATAAACATTGTATATAAAACATCAAAGGTGGTGTTGAAATGAAGCTAATAAAATATACAGCGCTATTCATCGCCGAAACAGGAGCTATCATCCTGTTTCTGGCATGGTGGTGGAGATAGAAAGGTGGTGATACAATGAAGTCAACCACAGACATTAAATGCGGGTTAAGGGCAAGAATTGAAGGCTTGGAAATGATGCTTGATATGTATGAAAAAGATAACCCATTGCGCCACAACTTGATGATTCGCATAGACGAATGTAACAGACTAATGAGGATACTCACGGTTTTGGAAGTTGAAAAGGAGAATGAAAATGAATTGGCAAGATGATATTACAGAAATTGCAAGACTGAAAGAAAAGGTAAAGAAGCTAGAAGTAGCTTTGAATTATGCAAATACGCACTTAGAAGCAGAACGCAATTATCGGGAAAGACTGGAAGAAGAATTTACTGAACTTAACTTGAATTATGCTTTCTATATAGAAGAGTATGAAAAAACAAAAAGCGTAATTTTAAGAAATAAAACACTTGAGCAACGGTTATCGAAGCAAAGAGAAATTATTAAACTGGCTTTAAATAAACTTTACGGGAAGGGTGATAATAATGGAAATTATATGTGCCGCAATTGTCAGCTGTGTAGGGATATTTGCTATTACATGTATTGCGATACTGACAGTGTGGAAAGGTGATGAAAGATGAAACGCATTGACGTTGAACGCAAAGCGATTGATATTTGTAATCAGTTGGATAGTAAACATTCATTACTAGCTAATTATATGGTTACCGATAACAATAACATCATTTTTCACACAAGACACAGGCGAATTTCAGAGTATGTGTGTGCCAGCGAAATTATGTTGGATGATTTCATGATTATGCATAAAGAGGATTGTGTGTGGCAAATATCTAAACATCACACCGATGAATTGTTAAGATGGATGAATTTAAAATAAAGGAGAATGAAAATGTTCGGTAAAGATGAATTAAATTACATTAAAAATAAAATTAAGAATACTTTCCCTTATTTGAAAAAAGTTGGAGTATTAAAAGTAAGTCACCGTATAGATACTGGTTTAGTATACTTAAGGATATCTATATTGTGCGACTCCATAATCTTCAATGACAGCTCAATTAAAACATTCAATATTGAAATAAACCCAAACAATCTTGTGTTAGCTGCTGATGAGGTTGTCAATATAACTGCTAAAGAGATTGCTACGAATATTGGCATCATAGAATAACCCATGTTAACACTGTTAACTTTATCTCAAAATTTGCTATAATAGAGCACGACGTTTTGTCGCCCTGTATAGCATAGAAAAATTTGTTCTCCTCTGGCATGGCTGTTTGTAGCTGTGTGTAGAGGGGAATTTTTTGCTGTATTTTTACCCCCCCTATAC